TATTTGTAATTATACCGCTTACAGGTCATTATTGCAAGAGCGTCATCAACTTCTACAACGTCCATTTCTGTTTCTTCTTGATCTTCAAGCATCAAAGCGTAACGAACAGCATCATCTTCTTCTTCAAAGAGGAAAAGAACCTTTTCCCCGTATCTGTTCTGAACAGCGTATGCTCCGTCGTCTTTTTGATCTTTAAGAGTCAGAAGAAACATTACTCAACCTCGCACGCTTGTGAGTATATTTTTTGCAGAATACCTTTGATGATTGATTTATCACAATCGATTTCAGATTCATCAATATATCTATTCAAAATAGAAATTGTATTTTCAGACTCTTCAACTTCAAAATCTTCATCAACATGAATCTCAAAATTCTCTACAATCTTGAGTTCTTGAATTCCCGATGAATAAAGTTTATCAATAAACTTTTCAAACTTCTTTGGATCAGATTTCTTCTTTACAATAACATTTACAATTTTACCAACATAATCACGAGTATCAAATGTTTGGTAAGGAGTGTCTTCATAGTAAACATTATAGAAAAGTTTATATGGATTATTGATTGATTCAATTTCTAAGGTTTCCGTATCAAAGATATGAAATCCACGAGTGTCATTCACATCATTCCAATACATTTCATATGGATTACCTAGATAGAAGATTTTCCCGTTATCCGATCGAGTGTGATAGTGTCCCGAGAAGACATGACTGAACTTCTCAAATAGTTCGCAGTCCATACCGTCTTCCATGACGTGCCCGCGATGAGCTCTGAATCCGTTGAGTTCAAGGTGCCCCATCGCACATATGCTACGTGAAGCTTTAACAGATGAGACAGTACTTTCAAAATTTTCATTATTGATCCAAGGAATAAAAAGTGTATTTAAGTTGCCAAGTTTAACTTCTGTTGCAGAAGAATAAACTATGACATTATCATACTCACGAAGTAATAGATCGACGGCATTTACTTCGTTAGTGTTTTTATAATATGCGGTATGATTGCCAACAATAGTATGAACAGTTACTCCCATATTACGGAGTCTGTCATAGTAATTATTTTTTGCCCAAGACAGTGCAGAAAAATCAATACCCTTACGACTATCAAAAGTATCTCCCATGTCAATGACAGTGGTGATACCTTCCTTCTCTAGCATAGGAAAGAAGATATCATTATAGAACTTTAAAAAATAATCGTGGAAGTGTTTTGAGTTTTTTCTTGCCCCAAAGTGTTGGTCAGTAATGATGGCAACTTTCATTAATTAGTAACGCAGTTTGCTATGGACAGCATCTTTGATACTATTATAGTCGCTGTAGTTCGATCCGTCAATGGTGTTGTTGTCATCGAACACTTCACTGTAACCAGACTTTTCAAGAATTTTATTTTTGATTTCTAACTGACGCTTCTCTCTTTGGATTCTGCGGAGGAATGCGTAGTGAATGATTTGAGTGAAGTATGCAAAAGGATTCTGTGACTTCTCTGGATTGAAATTGTGAATGTACTGAACACAATTCTCAATGCCATCAGAGATCATATCTTCCTTGAACATGTAGTTCACGAAGTTTGGTTTGAATGAAAGGTGATTAGCAATCTTCAGAAAACACTCACCAACGTAACGAGGAATAACTGGTTTGGGTTTACCTTGAATCTTTGCAATCTCAACATCTTCTCTGTACTTGATTAGAGCAGCAAGAAACTCTTTGTTGTTTACGTAGTGCTCTGACCTCTTTCTTCTGGTCATAACTGCCGTCGATATCATAAATTCTTATCATAACTATGTAGATATTATAACATTTCAACTAATACTTGACAAGGTATCAATATCTTTGTAGAATAACTCTGTTAGGGTTGATAAGGAAGCTTTAGCTACTCTTATAAATCTTCTCTAGTATCTCCTTTGCATCATTGACTGTTGAGATAAAACCCATCTTTCTACTCAACTTTGGTTGACCAGTTTTATCTGCATTCGAATCTCTGACAAATGATTGATACATCTGAATCATTTCAACATCAGATGATTCTGACATTGTTAAGACATCAGACATATTTAAGATAAACATATCATCTTTGGTTGTTTTTAACCAGGGTTCTAGTTTATATCCAACCACACCAATTCTTGATTTAATTTCATTGACAATAATTGGATTAGTTACTATCAGTAAAGTTCTATCTTCTTCTTCAGATGCTGCTACTTTGGCGAATATTTCTTCACCAGACTTAAGTTTAACTGTAGCGTAAAAGTCGTCTTCAATTCCCATGTTTCCCTAGTTGTATGGTGATTATTTCATAATTAAATTTTTCTTCATTGTAGATTTTAATTCTCTCAATAAGGTGATTTAGTGTGTAGTTTCGTTTTGATTTGATTGTACAATCATCAGAGATATCATAGAGAACTGCTTTAGTTTTATTTTTTCCTTTTCGAAGTACTCTTCCAATTGATTGTAAATTTCTAACTCTTGATTTACTGGGTGAAGCAAAGATAACGTTATGGAGGTTTTTAATATTAATGCCTGTAGAAAAAGTTCCATACGAGGCAACAATAATAGCGTTGTTTTCTCTTTCTGTGATTTCCCTAACTAATTCTCTTTCTTCAGCATCAACTCCGCCATGAACAAAAAATACTTTACGATCATCTCGCTTGTTAGTATTTATCTTTTCGTATAAGACTGCCCCATGAGCCTCAACTCTACTAAAGAGAACAAGTGTGTTACCTTTAAGATCTAAAGTAAGATTGGTAATAAATTTGTTTCTTTGTTCATGAGAAATAAGGTATTGTATTTCATCCTCATACGTGTTAAAATTTTGTGGAGAATGTTTGAGAACAAGACACTGAATATCCAATTGAGATAGATGTCCTTGTTTCATTAATTCCTCTGTTCTGGTTACTTTATAAGATGGTCCAAATAATCCCTCCAGAACCCACTTGTGTGTTTGTGTACCATCTAAAGTTCCAGTAAATCCAAATCTATATTTTGCATGATGCAATTTTGTCATTATAGATATTAAAGACTTACTTTTAAAAAGGTGTGCTTCATCACCAATCACAACATTATAGTCTTCGAAGAAAGATCTTTCTAACTTATAAACAGACTGCCAAGTTGTAATTGTAACTGTAGCACTATTATCCTTCTCCCTACCAGAATAGATGCGGTGGCAATATGAATCAGCATCCCAACCATAATCAAGAAAATCCTTATACATCTGCTCTACAAGAGATGTCGTTGGAACGACTAAGAGTATTTTTTGCCCTTTGTCAACGTAATATCTTACAAGGGAGTAAATCATCAGAGATTTGCCGCTGGCAGTGGGGCTTATCAATAGTTTTCTATTGTGCTTTAGAGCACCGTATACTCCCTCAACTTGATATTTCCTTGGTGAGTGAGAGCAAATAGAATTCATATAATCTTTGACACCTTCATATGAGATGTGTTCATTTTCCTCATATGGAGTTCCATAAAATTTATTGTCTTCAAACTTGTAAGTGTATCCGTACTGCTCACAAAAATTGACAATCTTATCTAACAGACCAACATAGATCTGTTTAGATCTCATATCATACAAATGAATTTCCCCATTCCAATTCCTTCCACGGTACTGGGGCATAAACTTTGCATTAGGAACCTCAAACTTGAAATGGTCTCTCAACTCATATTCAATGTGAGGTTCCGTATTGATCTTTAAAAATACTTCGTTAGATTTTGATATAACAAGATTTGCTGTTGTATCAATCACGTAGATCCATTCATCTATGGGTATTTATTACCCCAGTCCAGAATTGAATCTCATGAATTCAATTGCATTCTTGATTTGATATGTGCGATTAGTAATCTGCTTTAGAATACTTTCAATATAAACAAGCATAGTATCATAATAATCAATCTTTAAGCAGACAGTAGAAAGTTTTTCGTCTGCATCAAGATACTTTTGCATTGTGTCTTTATCACGAATCTTTTTGGGGAATGGATTCTCTACATAAACATCAGGATCTGCTTTCCCACTAAAGTACTCATAGCGTTCGTGGCGAATATTTTTTCTCTGTTGCTCTGCTTTCTTTCTCATTAGAAAGATTGTATTATATAATTCAAAATACTTCGCATGAAGAGAAGGAATATTTATTGATTCTGTATGGAGGTTATCCATATCAATTTTTGCATCCTTTTCCCACATCTCTTGAAGTTTATCAAGATCAATCATAGGGAGTTATTTTTTAAATCAGTAAGTGTGTAACTAGTATACTTGAATTCTGCGTTTGCTGTAAAGTACTGAATATCTGTATCTGTAGCATCAAAGGTTAGTGTTGTTAATGAAATTGGAAACAGATCTTTAAAATTAACATTAAATTTTGGAACCAAATTGCTGCTTAATATTTGAAGGGTTCCATCAGAATATATGTTTTGTCTGTCTTTTGTATATGGACCTTTTACTATTCCTTCTGCTTCAAGGTCTCTAAATTCTTGAACCGATTCGGGATATCCTAATCCACGAATCCAGTTTTGAATTTCCATAAAATTTTCAAGATTTTCATCAACAAGAAATCTTAAACTCAAATCTCCAAAGTCTATTTTATCTCCAGGAGTTGGAATATCACGGAGATAGTTTGGTTGTATTGCTACTCCAAGATTCAGATCTGGAATATTTGCTTCATTACAAAAGAATGCAACTTTCGGACTTCTCTTCAGGTTAAATTTAAATCCTGTTGGAGCGAGAAAATTACGATTCTCTATTTGAGATCTTGTCATCTTTTTTCTAATTATTTAGAATAAAAAAGGGGGTCTTTCGACCCCCCGATATAACCTTGTGAATATGGATCACATGAGGTTCTTGACTGCAACACGTCTGTAGTAGCGGTTGCTGTTAACAGCGAGGTTACCTTCGCCCTGGTTGGTTCCTTCAGCGAATGGGTTGGCGACCAGACCATATCTGGTCTTAAAGCCAATCTTGGGCTGGAAGGAGTTCTCACCAACGGCACGAACCATTTGGAGAGGAACGTATGGGCAATAGAAGAGACCAGCGTCATAAGGTGAAGAACCCTTATAACCGACAACATAGTACTGGTTACCGTTAGCAGCGTTAGCAGCGGTCAGGTTTGCAGAATATGGGTCGATGTAGACTCTGTACTTACCTTGGAGAACACCAGCGAAGGTGTTACCAGTGTCATCAACGTTCAGGTTTGCGTTGAGTGCAGGGGTGTAGTCGAGAACACCAGCCATGGTCAGTGCTGAAGCAACGTCAGCAGAGCACATGATGATGTTGCCCTTCCCGCGACGAGTTCTTTGTGCGATTGCGTTAGCGTCGCGCTCGATTTGGAACAGGAGACCCTTGAACTTCTCAACTGACCAACGACCGTTGGAGTCAACGTCGAGGTCGAAGATACCAGCAGTAGCGGTATTTTGGACAGCACCTTGTTCAGCAACCTTATAGATGGTTCTGATGACTTCGCGGTTGATTTCAGCAAGAATCTCTGTGGAGAGAATGTTTGCTAATTCCGCTTCAGCATTCAGACCGTGGATTGCCTTGAGGTCTTGGGCGAGTTCTAATGAGTACTCAGCCTTCAGAGCACGTGACTTTGCAGTAACGGTGACCTTCTCGATGGAGAAGTTCATCTGGTTGAAAGCATTTGCGGTAGTACCGTCAAGTGCTTCTGCAGAGTCAGTTCTCATGCCACCACCGACGTTATAGTCGGTAGAAGTTGCAGAACCAACAGGGTTCAGATCTGCAGGGTTGGTGCCAGACTGGGAAGTAGTACCCATACCAGCGTTGCCATCAACGAA